GGTGCTGTTTGAACCAGCATTTCCGCCACCACCCCATCCACCGGCACCCTGCATTTTTTGATTGGTTCCAGGAACATTATCAGATCCTCCACCACCTCCACCAAAGTAAAGGAATTCCTGATCAGTATCACCAATTCCACCACCCAGAGGAGCTGGTTGATTACCACCTAATGCATTCTTAAATGCACTTGGAACCGCACTTGGTAGGAAGAAATTGTTAACTTTATATCCTATGGCACCACCATTTCTTTGTTGATTGGGAGAAAATCTGGTGTCACCACCGGCACCACCACCTCCACCACCTCTTCCCTCACCTGGTGAGGGACTGCTTTGATAACCTACACCACCATGTCCATAGTCAAGTGATACTGTTGGAATGCCTTGGGGATTTGCTGGCCTGTAGTGAGTGTTTCCACCAGAACCAGTAGTAGCACCACCACCGCCGCCAGACCCACCAGGAGTTCCTACCGTGTTGGCATTACTTGGCATAGCTGATGCACCACCTCCACCACCTAATGCAACATATCCTGCTGGGAATGGTGAGAATGGTGCTGAGTTTGGCATATTAAATGAACTAGCGCCACCAGTTCCACCATCACCACCTGTACCTGGTTGAGAATAATCTGGAACAGCAGCATCATCACCTTGTCCAACAGAAACATTATAAGTTCCAGTGGCAAGTGTGATTCCTTCACGGAATATGACTCCACCTCCGCCACCGCCACCTGAACCACCTGAGTTATAATCATATCCACCACCACCGCCGCCACCTACGACGAGAATATCAACAACAACTGGTCCTCCAGAAACTGTTAAGTCTGTAGAGTTTGGAAATGTAAAATAATTCCACTGGATACCAGGAGAATCAGGTACATTTTCTACTTTTGTTCCACCTGAGACTGAAAGTCCTTCTGGTGCTGCGGCAGCACCACCACCAGAACCAAAACCAAAACCTCTAGCGATTCCAGTAAAGAAAGGTTTTTCTTTTTTATTAAACTCGTTAAATATACCCATTAGTTACCCTCCTCAAGGATTAGTAAGACCAAAGCGAAGATTTCCGTTTTTAGTAACGAACGCTGTAGTTCCTGCTGTTCCTGATTTTACAACGAAGGTTACAAAATCAACATCTCCTACAGTACTCGAATCATTACCATCTGAAAGAGTTACGGTAGATCCTGATGAAACTTTTGCAGAAGTATTAGCGATTGAAACTCCGTTATAAGGAATCAGAGTTATGTGAGTTCCAATACCTGTATCTCCTGTGGTATTACCCAGACCTTGTAATGCAGGATCACAAGTAAAGATAACAGTAAATGTGGTGAGTGAATTAGGTTTTACTGCTGCACTCGGGAAGTTCGTTAGGGAAACAATACCAACTGAACCATTTGTCCCAACATTATGTTCAAATACTGTGCCTGTCTGTGCATCAAGACTCAGAATAACTTTGTCTGCACTTTGAGTAAATGTTGTTGCTGTTCCTACAGTTTCTACTGCACCAGGAATATCAATACCATCACTAAAAGTAAAGTATGTTGATTCTTGTTGCCAAAGGATTGACTTATTATTATTTGCAGAAGAAGAACTCGCGTAAATCTCAATACCAGCACCATCTGCCGTTGTATCAGTTGCAGCAGTTGTTGATGCAATACCTACTGTCTTATCTGCTACATCAAGAACTGTCGTGTTGACGATTGTTTGAGTGCCATCAACTGTCAAATTACCGGTGATTGTAAGACCACCACCAACAGTTTGATCTCCTAATACTGTTAAATTGTTAACAGAAGTATTTGGATTACCTGCTAAAGCAAATGCATTAGATGCATTTGTTGCTGTGTTAACTCCCGAAAAACTTGTAGCGGTGATAACACCAGTAATATTGATTCCACCAGCGCCAGTAATGCCCATTCCGGTAGGGACTTGTGCTCCATATGATAAGGTAGGAGCGCCAGTCCCTGCCTCATTTGCTATGTTATTTACCCTAATCTCAGACATTTGATTCTAAAGTCCTTTTGCTATATGTTATTTATCAAAAAATGCTTAGCACATTCGTAACAAGTGTGGTTCCTGATCCGATGTGAAAAGTAGATCCAACTGCCACATGAACCTCAGCATTCCTCATAAATGCTACGTTTCCTGATGTTGCATCAGACTCAACTGTAAGTGATGTCCCTGCACCAACATCAAATTTTCTTGGTGTTTTGAAGACATTAAAAAGTGGTGATGATTGACTTGAACTAAGTGCTGTGGCAAATCCACTTACACCAGTCAAGTTTGAACCATCACCAACAAAGGTGGTTGCAGTTAATACACCAGTAATAACAACATCGCCGCGAACATCAAGTTTTGCAGCAGGAGACGTAGAGTTAATACCTACTTCTAAATCACCGTCAACGGATATCGCTTGATTATTTACAAATCTTGCTAGATCGCGAGCCCTAGTCATTACACTTATACGTTTCTAGTTATTTATCAAGAAACAGATTGATGATCAGGAAGTTTAGGTAAAAGGTCAAAAGATATAATTGTTCTGTGCTTTCTTACTTGATTAGGATGCACAAAATGTAAGGTATATGATGGAGAGATGAAAATTGTTCCCTCCTTAATATCTTTTGGAAACGCGAGAGATGTAGTATCAGACCTTGGATCTTGCCATGGTGCTACAAAGCAAGTGGGAGTATGAACATTCGGATCATATTCAGCATAAAGGACACCAGTAAATCCCCAACTCTTATGATTGTGGATAGTCTGGTGGTCACCTTTTTGGTAACGAACTGCCCAGCAATCTGTCATACTACAAGTAACTTGTGCTTCTTGCACAAACTCCCATAACTCATCTTTGATTAGATCTTGGAAGTAATGAAGATAAGATTTCTTATTGGTCTGCCTATCAGTCTCAAAGGTTTGGAGGTCAGTTCTAATGAACTTCTCCTCCTTAATCCTTTTAAGTAATCCTTTCTTCTTGAACTCCCAGTCTTTAATCTGATATTGATATGACGGAAACTCAAAAAGTGGTGCTTTCATAATTGTATAAAACTATCGTGTAATTTATAAAGATTCAAATCGAAGGCAATAGTAATTCTTGGTTTGAACGAATAATGTGGAGTTGTACGATGAAAAATGTAAGAAGGAAATAGAGTCATATCTCCAACTTTATTTTTAATATCAATTAAATCAGGATCATTTAATTGATTGATGGGAGACATGTATACAGTCGAAGTATCATCCACTTGAACATTAAAGTGTCCGCTCAAATAAGAATTTGAGCTTGTTGAGTGGTGGTGAGGTTTAATCTTTTGACCAAACCTCAAAACATTATACCAACATTGAATCCACAATTTATTTGGCGTTTTATTACCACATTTATCATTATAATCTATTACATTTTTAGCAATATTTGACCTAAGTTTTTTAATTTCACGATGATTCCATGTAAAAATATTATAAAACTGATACTTTGCTGTGGTGGATTTTGAACCTAGTCCAGTATATCCATCCGATTCTGCACCATCTTTAACCGAAGTGGGCAACTTCTTTACTTGCTTTTCTTTTGATAGTAAAAACTCAGAAAGAGAACAGGTATCAATATCTTCACAAAATGAAGTGCCAACTCTAAAATCCCATTCAGGAGCGTATGGAGAATCTGGAGGTAAACTATAAAACCTCTTAAACTTCATCGTGCTCTATCCCATGCACAGTGTGCTCTTTGTCCATCCTGAAGGACATAATGGAAGAAGATTTGATGGTAGTAAGTTTCAGTTTCTGAAGTCTTCTTACCAAACAGTTTCTTATTCTTTTTCTTTTGCAAACCAGGCATGGCATCACGCCAATGTGGACGTTCACATCCTTTATAAAGCAAACCATCACCAGGTTTCAGAACCAGGGAACGATTCTCACCAGGA